CCGACATCATCATCGGCGGAGGCGGAGGCATCGATGCGCTCATGGCCATGCCGCCAGCCAACCGGCTCAGGGACGAGTTCAGGCTCGCGATCTGGCTGCTCAGCGCGTTCATCTGCGCGCCGACGTTGAGGACCGCGCTCTGCGTGGCCATGGACAGGCTCTGGATGGCCATCGTCTGCCCGGCCACGTTGCCCTGAACCGACTCCAGGCTCCGGGCCGCCCGGGCCAGCTCGCCGCCGCCCACGGGCTCAGCCGTCATCCGCGTCTGCTCGCGGGAGGCCATGGCGCCAGAGAGTCCGAGTGCGGGGTCAGCGGCGGGCACGTTTCTCTCCCAGGTAGACCCTCCGGATCCTATACGACTTCTCGCCTTCCGACTTCATGATCTCGCGCATCTGCGACTCCCTATCCTCCCGCTGCTTCTCGTCGCCCGGGAACATGAGATCGTGTAGGCGCTGCAGCTGCTTGATGACCGTGTCAGCGTTCTCATGGCGCATGACCGCGGCCACCAGCACCGCGATCTTCTGGTACTCGACCGCCGTCCGCCGGTAGAAGACCCGGGCCATGCGCGCCTCGTGCAGAGGGCCGTGGGTGGCGACACCGTCGTAGTACAGGTTGCTCGCCACCCAGTCGGACGGGGTCTTGATCAGTTTCCCAGCACGTCCCCCAGGCTCTCGCCACTGGCCGCGCCGTCCACGGCCACCTGCATCGCCAGGTAGAACTCGATGAGGCGCTGGACGATGGGCATGGGCAGGGCGCCGAGGGCTGCACGGCGCTTGGTCCGGATCTCCTCCAGCGTCTTCCTCGCCGCATCCGGGCTCATGCGCACGAGCTCGTGGTAGTTGTCGACCATGTCCACGCCCCCGAAGTCGGCGCCGTTCAGACGGACAAGGCTGTGGGCGAGGAGGTTGAGGTTGAGCTCGTTGGTCACGCGCAGGTTGTTGGCGTCTTCACGGCTCAGGAACTGGTCGACCTGGCGATAGGCGTCGACGACCTGGTCGTTGTTCAGGCTCTGGAGCCTGACCGTCATGCCGCCGCTGACCTTGAGGTCTGGCGTCGTGTAGGCAAACGGCGGCGTGGTCAGCGAGCGGATGATGTCTTCTTCCTTGCCCTTGAGCGCGTCGCGCACGATCTCACGAGCCTTGCGGGCCGTTCGCTTCAGGTACGCGGCCTGCGCCCCACGAAGCTGTCCGTCGCTGAGCTTCTCGAAGTCTGACTCGGCCAGGGACTTGAGCAGTTCGTCTCGGTTTTCCATGTCACTTAACCTTGGCTAAAGAAAGCCGTGACGATGTCACGGCCCGCATTCGACGCACAGCGTCAGAATGCGTTGGGAACGGAAAGGCAGCGGAAGCTGACTGAGTACTCGTCGTCCTTGACATGCTCGCGCTTGACGTCTTCGTCCATCGCGTGCCGGTAGCGGCGGGTGCAGTTGCCGCTGCGGTACTCGAAGATGTCGACGCTCCGGATCTCGCCGCTGCGCCCGGGCGCGTTCCAGGTCTTCGGGAACACGGCCTCGACGTAGGCGCCGTGGACGACGCTGACGCCAGCCCCGATCTTGATCTTCGGGTCAGGGCCGATCAGGGCCCCGTTCACGAAGATGACGTAGTTGTTCATGCCACCACCTTCCTCTCCTCGACGAACAGGACCTGACCGTCGTCAGCGACGGTGACGCTGGCCTTGGGGTTGAGCTCACCAGCAGGCCAACGGCGTTCCCAGTCCTGGGTCAGCCGGAACCGGGCGATGTCGCGACCGTGGCTGCTCTTGCGCCTGGTCTTCTGGACGCCGAACTTCTCCAGAACCCCGGACTTGACGAGACTGGCGAGCACGGCGCCGAAGAACCGGCTGTCCCCCTCGGCCTCGATGCAGTCGCGCAGGTCGTCGACGTTGACCTCGCCGTGAGACATGGCGATGACGACCGCGGCCGCCCGCACTCCCTCCTTGGCGCTGGGGCGGGCACGGAGCACGGCGTCGATGTTGTCTACGAAGCTCGGCGTGAAGCGAGTTTCCGACATTCTTCTCTCCTCTCACGCTCCCGCTGTTTCTCAGCGGACTTCAGCGTGACGATGTGTTTCTGGTTTCCACAGGAACCGCACTGCTCTGGCTTGGAGCTCAACTCCAGGCACTGGCTGTGGCTGATGTGGCTCAGCGCCTTCCGGTGACAGACGACGGTCCCTTCCCACAGATCGATCACGGCCCCTTGTCCCCCGCCGGCGTCTTTCCGAGCACCTGCTCGACGACATTCCCGGCGACGCCCATGTTCATGAGCATGGCCCTGATCTCAGCCTGGCTGAGGCCAAGGGACAAGAGCCTGTCCATCTCCTCCAGAGCCTCAAGCCGCGCGTATCCGGCCTGGTGACCGAACTCGATCATCTGCGCTCTCGTCCTCTCGACCTCGGATCCGACCTGCTCAAAGGTCCTGATCCAGTTCCTGAGTCGGTGCACGGACAACAGCTTCTTCTCGTCCTCCTTCATCATTGATCCTGCTCCATGTGTCGATGATGACTTTCGCCAGCTCGGCGACTTCTTTCGCTTGATTCGACTTCCTGAAGACATCGACCGTCGGGGCGCCGCTGATCTCCAGGGCCGCCGCGGCGACCCTGGACCGACGATCCCCTCCTCCCTTCTCCGCGCGAGCCAGGGCTCGGGCGACGATGTGGACAGCTTGTGACAGGTCAAGAGCGCGGCGTGCGTACGACAGCTGGTTCTCGATGACGGCGAGTGACGCCACGACGTCCTTGTCTGCGGCCTCTGAGATCAGCTTCTCGGCCATGTAGGCCAGAGCCTCTCCCGGTGACCGGCAGTAGCTGACCTGTTTTCCGTCGACGAGGAGCCGGTAGCCAGGGGACTTGGCCTGGAGCTGAAACCTGCCGGCGACGTCCAGGTTCACGGACTGATCCTGATCCCGGTCCTGGAGAACTTGACCCGCGCCTTGTCCCCACGCTGCTTGCCGAGGATCGCGAGCGACAGGCCGATTCGGCCGTTGACGCCGACGGTGTACTCGCGAACCTCACCGTCCTTCGGCGGCTTCACCGGCCCGCCAAGGTGGCCGTGTTTCTTCTTCGACGCCAGGTCCATGAGATCGGCGTCAATCTCTCGGTCACTGTGACCGCTCTCCTTCAGGATCTCGACGATGCGGCTGGCCCTGATCGAGTCCATCCTCTCACCCACCTCCGCGGCCACCGCCGCGAATCCTTCTCCCTGGATCCTGAGAGCCAGTTGCCTGTTGTCCAGATACGCAGCTCGCTTCTTGCTCATTGCCTGTGTCTCCGGTTGACCGGAATAACACTTCCACAGCTGAATTGAAACATCAACACAGATCTGACTCAGTCGTTGACCTCTGCCTCAAGCTGCTCAATGATCGTCCGGAAGCTGTTTGGACCGACACTGCGAAATCTGTTGATGGTGTATTCGTTCTCTCCGGCCCTCTCCAGAAGCCTGACGAACGGCTTGAGGCCTTCTTCGACATGACCCTTCACGTGCTCCAGAAGCCTCCTCTTTGTCTCGGGACTGAGGTCTTTGATGTGCTTGGAGATCGGGACGATGTAGGCGCCGGGGATGATTCCGATGTCCACCCCAAGCCCGTCTCCATCCTTTCTCCCTCTCCTCTGGCGCCGTTCGATGTTCACTGCGATCTCGCGATCAAGTTTCGACACAAGCACTCCTTCAACCGTCTTGTCGACGGCAGCGTTGTTTCTGTTTGTGTTCCTGAACTACTTCTTCTCGTCGCCGCCGCCGGGGTCGTCGCTGTCGACGGTCTTGGTCGCGGTGGCGGCGCTGAAGACACGCTTGCTGCTGCTGCTGGCTTTGAACGCCAACTTGGTCTTCTCTTCGCTGTGGAACTTGGTCTTCGACCTCGGGTCCCACCTCTCGCCCGGGGGCGTGATGTGGAGCTTGAAGAGGCCTATTTTCCCGAGCCGGACCTTGCCTCCGGCCATGACGATGACGCTGATCTGGTCGGCGATGCCGCCGATGATGTCCTTCACAGCCTGCCGGCTGAGCTCGACGCCCAGGACGGGCAGGAACACGGTCTTGTTCAGGTGGTCGTAGAACTCCTCCTGCTTGACCATCCGGTCCCTGATGTCGTCCTGGATCTTACGCGCCAGCCCCTTGGACAGCGCTCGCTTGTCGACAAGCACATCTTCAGCCATCTTGGTTATGCCCCTGAAACCGCTGGTTTTCGCGAGCCGGCGGCGGATAGACTCCTGGCGACGGAGGTCATGTGAGCCACAGACACTGGGCACTGCCCAAAGAGCAGCTGTTCCCCATCGACACGCCGGATCTCGTGAAGACGGCGGCCTCGTACTTCGACGCCCAGGTCGACGAGATGACTGGCAGTCAGCGCCTGGTCGCGGCCAGGCACATCTGCAATCGCGCGTCGGAACTGGGGGTGCACGTCGAGTCGTCCCTGGCCTACAAGTACGCGAGCGCCAACCTCAGCCCCTTCTTCGCCCAGTTCCTGGCAATGCGCAAGGAGGCCAGCGCCCACGCGGCAGATGGCGATCTGGACATGCTGCTGGCCGTGGGTCGACGGTTTGGTGCCATGAGCGATGTGACGTCCCGCGTCACGGGCTTGGACAAGGTCGCGGCACTGCTTGCCGACTTCGATGCCAGGCACGGTGTCTCCGGTGTCCCAGACGCCGAGTACAGCGTCTACGGCCAGACTGCTGACCGTGACGAGCGCCTGCGCCTGGTCGTCAAGGTCGCCGGCTACGAGGTCACGGCTGACGACCTGGCCGGCGCGGACTTCGACCGGCTGGATGGCAAGGTGGAAGTCGACATCGTCGCGGCGCTGAGGTCCAACGACGGCCTGGCGGTCTTCGCCAGCCTGCCGGAGCCGCACCGCGAGATCATCTACCAGAACCTGTTCATGGACTGAGGGAGAGCGCATGGGCGTAGTCAACGACGGTCACCGCGACGCCAATGGCGGCGGCTCGTACGCAGACGCCGTGTTCGAGGGAGGCTGGTCTCGCACCGGCTCGCCTCGGCGCGCCAGCGTCGGGCCACTGGCGCAGTGGGACGGCAGCGATCCGATCAAGAAGACGGCGCGCGTCCTCGGCGACGACAACAACTTCGAGTCGACCAGCGGCCCTGGCGCCAACCGCGTCGTCCAGTCTCCGGACTCGGCGTCGGAGAAGAACAGGGCCATCGACCAGTCGCCCGCCGACGCCAAGGGCCAGCCGTCTCCGGACGCCAAGAAGCCGACCGGTGGGCCGGGTACCGGCACCAAGTCGCCGGCGACGACGGCGTCGTCATCGTCCGGGGCCAAACCCGAGACCAGGAACGCCGGTGAGCCGGTCAAAGCCGAGAGCTACCTCCGCCAGAAGGAGAGCCCTCCGTACCCGCGAGACCTGTTCCCGGCCCCCGTGTCTCCCGTCTGGACCGGCAGCGGTCCGCAGGCCGCGCTGGCCAGCGACTACCAGAAGGTCGCCGAGCCGCTGCCAATCGACGAGCCGGTCGACGAGTCCAGTGTCGACGAGGCCCTGTTCTACGCCGGCGTGCCGATGCACCTCCGCCCCGGGCGCCTGCTGCGCGGCGCCGCGGAGCTGGCGCTGTCCAAGGTGGCGTCTTCTGACGCCGAGTACCTGGTCCGTGGCGACGTTCACCCGCTGAAGCTCGTGGCCATGCTCGACGACTTCTTCGGCGGCGAGTGGCGTGACTGGGAGCCGGAAACGATCAGGGCGTCGCTGGCCAAAGAGGCCGGTGCTGATCCCAGTGACGGGGTCATGAACAAGGTCATGGCCGTGAAGATCGCCATGGCCAGGCCGGAAGTGTTCTTTGACCGCTGGCAGGCCTTCGAGAAGATGGCCGTGAGCCTCAACGACCGTGACCCAGCGATGACGGTGACAGAGGACCTCGACCCCGAGGAGATCGCCAACGCGGTCACGATCGTTCGCAAGATCAGCGGCGATGGCGACTTCAGCCCGGAAGTCGAGGCCTACGTCGCCGCCCGGCTTCACAACTCCGGCTTCGTCGTCGCCCCTCCGCAGCTGTCGTTCGCCGACGCCAGGCTCGGCGAGCTGGTCCGCGATGACGGCTTTCGTGGAAAGGTCATCGTGGCCTACGCGCAGGCGGTGAAGAGCGACGGCGACGTCGCCGAGTCAGAGGACCCGGTCGACATCCAGGTCGCGCGCCTGCTCAGGAGCCATGTCTACGTCCTCGATCGCCTGAGTCAGGGTCGGGAGCAGCTGGGCACATGAACAGGTACCCCGAGCAGCAAGAGAAGGCCGATGCCGATGACCGACGTCGGTATCGCCGGGTCGCGCGCCTGCGCCCAGGGGACACGGTCACCGTGCAGGCACTTCAGTTCATGCCGGAGACCGGGCGCGTGCTGCTGTCGCGCGTCAGCGAGGTCAGGCCAGATGTCGGCGATGCCGTGCTCGTGTCAACACGAGGTCATGGTCGTCGCTGGTTCCACACCCACGGTCACCCGTACCGTGTCGTCGAGGAGATCAGCCAGTGAGCGGTGAAACAGTCGCACTGGAGCGTCACACCTACGACGATCCGTTTCTGGACATGGCGGCGACCAAACTGCCGAAGAGCTTCAAGAAGCTTCTGGAGCTCTGCCAGATCTTCGCTCTCACGCACCCGCAGATCGCGCCGATCATCTGGCGCCTGGCCGAGTACGCCATCACAAGCCTCGTCTACAAGGGCGACGCGGAGAGCGAGCGCCAGCACAAGGACATCTTCGAGAAGAAGCTGCGGATCATGGAGAAGATGGTCGAGTGGGGCCTGGACTACTTCGGCTACGGCAACTGCTTCATCAGCGTCAGCTTCCCGTTCGTGCGCATGTACCGATGCCAGACGTGCAGGACCGTCTACCAGGCACGCGAGGTCAGGTACCAGTACATCGGCGGCAGGTTCCAGGGCCGGTGTCGAGCCTGTGCCGGCGAGCGCGAGTTCGAGCCTGTCGACCAGTACGTCAAGGACGCCGGCGGCATCAACGTCTTCCGCCTGGAGCCGCAGCTCATCACCCCGAAGTTCAACCGCGTCACCGGCGCCTACTTCTACTACTACGACATGCCCCCGGACATCGTCCGCAGTGTCGAGACCGGCGACCGCGACATCATCGACAGCACGCCCGTCGAGTACCTGAAGTGCATCAAGCTCAAGCGCAAGATGCGGCTGAAGCGCGTGTTCCACTTCAAGAGGCCGACGCTCAGCGGCCGAGACATGCAGTGGGGCCTGCCCCTGGTCATGCCGGCGCTGAAGGACGCGTACCTCAACCAGATCTACAAGAAGGCGGACGAGGCCATCGCCCTGGAGCACAGCGTGCCGCTGCGCGTGATCTACCCGCAGCCACAGACCAAGGACCCGATGCAGATGATTGCTCTCGGGAACTTCAAGAGCTTCATGGCCAAGAACATCAGGTACTGGCGGCACGACAAGAACGCGATCATCACCGCGCCCATGCCCATCGGCGTGACGTCGATCGGTGGAGACGCAGCTGCCTACAGCACCATCCAGGCGCGCATCAAGGTCGTCGACGAGATCATCGGCGCGATGATGGTGACACGTGGCTTCGTTCTCGGCGGCGAGAACTGGAGCTCGGCATCCATCAGCCAGCGGGTCATGGAGAACAGCTTCAGCAACTACCTGCGGCGCCTGGACACGTGCCTGCAGTGGGTGCGCGACGAGATCGCCGGCTTCCTTGGCCTTCCGGCCTGTGAAGTGTCGATGAAGCCGTTCAAGAAGGTCGATGACGTGCAGATGCTGCAGCTCATCGTCAACCTCGCGCAGCAGAAGCGTGTGAGCTGGCGTGAGACGCTGAGCCGCATGGACCTCGACAGCCGTGCCGAACTGCAGATCATCGAGGAGGAGGCCGAGAAGTACACTGCGCTCCTGGTCCAGGAGCTGGTTGCCCAGAACGAGGCCAGCGCCAAGGCCCTGACGGCACAGACCGTGGCCCAGGACGAGGCTGCCGGGGTTCAGGAGATGCTGGCTCTCCAGGGCGCCAGGAACATGGGCACGAGAGCCGAGACCCAGGGCCTGGCGACCAAGGAGCAGGTCATGGAGACGGCGGCCACCAGCCAGCCGCCGCCAAGCGTCCAGGAGCAGGCCATGGCGGCCAGGGCGGCCAAGGACCAGGCCCTGGCAGACAAGCACCGCCTGTCCACCCAGGTCGCGTCGCAGTTCGGCAACCCGGCCGCGCCGCCGCCTGAGCAGCAGCCGCCGCCGCAGGCCCAGGAGCAGTTCGTGGACGTGAACATGCAGCAGCAGATCCAGCTCTGGGCCGGTGAACTGCTGTCCATGCCCCAGGACCAGAAGCGGCAGTACCTGGCCGAGATCCACGCCCAGAGCCCGGAACTGGCGCAGGCCGTTGTCGATGTGGCCGGGGAGATGGAGCAGGGTTCTCTTCCGCCCCCGCAGGCCGGCGTGCCGGCCGTGTCGCCGAGCTCCAATGCCGCGGCCATGGTCGAGAGCCTGCTGGCTGAGACCAAGAGCCCAGAGGACCTGGCGCGGCGCCTGACGATGATCGACGCCCGGCAGCAGAGTGCCGTGCTCGCCGAGATCCAGCGCCGGAACACGCAGCTGTTCATCCGCGTGATGCAGCTGCTGAACGCCGAGCGCGTCAAGAGCCTGTCGCCGGCCGGTGCCGGCGGTGGTAGTGTTGTGGACATGAAGCCGCTTCCCGAGCAGGGTCCGCCGCGGCGTGAGGAGAGTCCGGTATGAGGAGCCTGAAGGAGATCATGAACAAGACCGCCGCCGCCTCCCAAGCATCACCGGCAGGCACCAACGACGCCCTGGACCAGGAGTTCGTGGACTGGATGGCGGTCAAGGCCAGCGAGGACGTGGTCAAGGTCGCCTCGTGCGGCGCCGACCACAAGGTGCTCAAGTCCGGCGAGCGCTGCGGAAAGTGTGGCGAGATGTCGAAGACTGCCGCACCATCAATCCAGGCTGTCCGCAGGGCTCTTTCCAAGGCAGACAGCAAAAAAGGCCTGGAGGAAGCCGTTCAGAGCTTCGCCGGACGAGAGAAGCTGAAGTCACTTCTCGCCGGCTCCATGGCCGGCGGGGCGCTGACCGCCGGCGCCGGAGCCCTGTACATCAAGGGCCGCAAGGACCAGCACGCCAAGACCGCTGAGCTTGAGAAAGAAGCTCTCAGCCCGTCGACAATCGCCAGCGCTGCAGCGAAGCGTGGCGTCAGCCCTGGCTACCTGAAGGCCATGGCGCGGTCACGCGTCGGCCTTGTTTCTGGGTCTGTCCCCGAGGCTGTCAAGCAGCGTCTCAATGCTCGCGACGCCATCGGCCCAGGTGTCGGTGACAGATACTTCAAGAGCTGGTCCGCCAACAAGCCGCACATGAAGTCCGCCGGCGTCATCGAGAACCCCGAGAACCTGGACCTGCTGTCCCGTGTCCGGGCTCTGGCTGCAGCCCAGAACAGGGCCCTGCTTGGCGACTGACGTCTTCCACACCCGCATCTTCTGCCTCACTCACCCCAGTGACCGGGATGAGTACGAGGCCATCAAGCAAGATGTCGAGGTCGACGGCGGCAAAAGGTACCGGGTCCTGAGTCAGGTCGGGAGCTGGACACGTGAGGGCGACTACATGGTCGCCCTGGAGTACATCGAGATCGGCAGCCAGGCGCCAGAACGGTACTAGGCTAAAAAAAACGACACCCCGCCCGGGACCGGGGACCAGGAGGCATTGCCTCCCGGTCCCCGGCGGACAGCAGCTCATCGACCGCGGATGCGGTCGATCGCCCCGTCCTGCATCGTCCCCCCGTTGCTCACGCGTCCCCGCCGACCGGGCGCCGCAGCTTGCCGGCGCTGTTGGCCTCCCCGATCACCCTGATCAGGGCCTCGATGAGCCGCTCCGTGATCTGATCGGCCGCGACCGTGGGGTCGCGACCGGAGATCCGGGCCCTGCGGATGTTGTCGTGGAGATTGATCTCCCCGACCATGGAGTGCTCCGCGGCGCGGCGGACGGCGCGGCGGCGCTTGGCCTTCAGATCGCTGAACTCTTCGCAGGCGACCTCGTAGGCCGCGAGGAAGGAGCCCAGGGCCTGACGGAGCTCATCAGTCTCCAGGTCCCGACGCTTCAGCTTCGCCAAGGCCTGCGCCTCGGTCATCAGGCCGTCGTCGACGCGACGGGCGATCTTGCGAGCCCGGTTCCAGACGAGCTGCGGGGTGTCTCCGCAGCCCCTGAGATCGAACCCACGCTCGTCACGCAGGTTCTCGGCCCTGGCGGCCTTGAGCAGCTTCTTCACCCTGGCAGTTTCCGCAGCTTCCGCCGCCGCCTCCGCCGCCGCCGTCTCCTCGTCGTCGATGTCGTCGCCGCTGACGTTGCTGACGTCAACGAGCAACTTGGTATCCTCCATGAGCTCGACGACGCGATCGGCGAGCTCCTGCAGGAACGCGCCGGCCGGCGAGTTGTTGAAGACGTAGGTGTCAACGTCTTGGAACTCGCTGATCGAACGCCGCAGTTCGCCCTTGCTGACCGGGTCGGCGGACTCCGCGGCGGCGATGACCGCCTTTCGGAATGACTTCACCTCCGCAGCATCGAGGTCGAGGGCGTTCCTGAAAATGTTCGAAACCCGCTTGATACCGTTGGCCATGATATGACTCCTACCACTGGCCCTGCATCGATTTTCCCCCTGGACCATCCAGGGGTTATTCTGTGCGCAGGTCTTACTCTCTCTCACATCCTTGTTATGCCCGTGTTCCATGGCCGTTTTTTGGGCTAGCGTGAGGGCCTCATGTACCAGCACGCCGAACGCACCTTCGAGGCCGTCAAGGCCAACCTGGCGCAGTACCTGCGCGGCCTGTTCCCTGTCGAAGGCAAGGTCCAGCGCCTGGTGCTCAGGGACCTGGAGATCAGGGACAATGCCGACGTCGGCGACTACCAGGGGCAGCGGGCAGCGCGCATGGACGGCCGGAGCTGGAGCATCCCGGTCATGGCCCAGCTGGAGCTGCAGACGCTGGACGGCAAGGTCGTGGACAAGGCCAGGGTCAAGCTCATTGACCTGCCGCGCCTGACCAACCGCGGCAGCTACATCGTCCACGGCACCGAGTACATGTTCCCGATCCAGAAGCGTCTGCGCAGCGGGCCGTACGTGCGCATGGGCGAGAACGACGAGCTGCGCACGTTCTTCAACCTGGCCAAGGGCCGAAACTTTCACCTCGGCATCCACCCGCAGAAGGGTCACTTCCAGTTCCAGATCGAGAGCAGCAAGAACATCCCCCTGTACCCGCTGCTCAGGGCCCTGGGCGTCAGTGACGACGCCATGGTCGGGGCCTGGGGGCGAGATGTCTGGAAGGCAAACGTGGTCACGGACGCGTCCGTGTCCACCAAGGCCCTGCAGACGATCTGGGAGAAGATGAGCTACGGCGGCGGCGAGCAGGTGCCGCCGACGGCCGCCGAGCTCCCGGCGGCCGTGGCCGCGCTCTTCGATGCCACACAGGTCGACGGTCGCAACGCCGAGCTCACCGTCGGCACGGCCGACGACAAGGTCACCGGTCGCATGGTCATGGCCGCGGCGACGAAGATGCTGAAGGTGGCGCGTGGCGACGAGGAGGAGGATGACAGGGACAGCCTGATCCACAACGACATCGTCGACCTTGGTGACTTCATCGTCGAGCGGTTCCGCGATCCTCAGTTCCGCGGCCGGATCACGCGCACGATCAAGTTCAACGTCGACAGGCGCAACAAGATCAGCCAGATCGTGAGCCGCGACGCTTTTCAGCGTCCCGTCGACAGCATGATGACCGAGAGCCAACTGGCTCAGACGCCGACACAGAGCAACCCTCTGGGCATGATCAGCGACTACACCCAGATCACGGTCCGAGGTGAAGGCGGCATCCAGCAGGAGAACGCGCTGACCAGGAGCCTTCGGGCCCTTGACCCCAGCCACCTGGGCTTCATCGACCCCAGCCACACGCCCGAGGGCGCCGGCGTGGGCACGACACTGCACCTGACCGTGAACACGGAGAAGCGCGGCCGCGATCTCGTGACCAGGGTCCTGGACGTCAAGACCGGGAAGCTCGTCGACAAGACTCCGGTCGAGATCTTCAAGTCAGTCGTCGCGTTCCCAGAGCACGTCAAGGACAAGAAGCTGGTTGGCGACATGGTCACCGCCAGCCACCGGGGCAAGATTGGTCAGGTGCCGGCACGCACTGTCGCCTATGCGTTCGTGAAGCCTGAGCACCTCATCGACGCCAACAGCTCCACGATCCCGTTCATCAGCCACAACAACGGCACGCGGGTCATGACGGCCAGCAAAATGGGCCTTCAGGCCAAGCCTCTGGCCGATGGCGATGTGCCCATGGTCCAGGTCGACAGCGGCGAAGGCGAGACGGTCGAGAAGGCCATCGGCAGCGAGTTCAGCCCCAGGTCCCCGGTCTCCGGTGTCGTGGAGAAGGTTGCCGATGACCACATCATCGTCAGCGGCAAGAAGGTGCAGATCCCGCACTACTTCCCGCTGAACAGCAACAACTTCATGCACGCCAGGCCGACAGTGAAAGTCGGTGACAAGGTCCAGGCCGGCCAGGTCCTGGCTGACACCAACTACACCAAGAACGGGACGCTGGCGATCGGCAAGAACCTGCACGTAGCCTACGTGCCGTACAAGGGCATGAACGTCGAGGACGGCGTTGTCGTCAGCGAGGCGGCTGCCGGCAAGCTGGCCAGCGAGCACCTGTACCAGCAGAGCTACCTCTTCGACGTCGACACGGTCCTGGATCTCAAGAAGTTCAGGTCCTACTTCCCAGCCAAGATCACCAACGACCAGGCCCAGTCACTGGATGACCAGGGCGTGATCAAGAAGGGCCAGGAGGTGAGGACCGGGTCGATCCTCGTCGCGGCCATGCGCCGGCACGTGCCGACGACTGAGAGCCAGCGCCTTGCCGCCGTCAGCCGCATGCTGGCCAAAGAGTTCAGGGACGACAGTCTGGTCTGGGAGAAGGACGTCGTCGGCGTGGTGCAGGACGTGGCCAAGCGAGCCAACGAGATCGTGGTCTTCGTCCGCACGAGAGAACCGGCTCGCATCGGCGACAAGATCGTTGGTCGGTACGGCAACAAGGGCATCATCGTCCAGATCATCCCCAACGACCAGATGCCGAAGAGCGCGAGCGGCAAGCCCATGGACCTGCTGTTGAACCCCAACGGCGTCGTCAGCCGCATGAACCTCGGCCAGATCCTGGAGACCACGGCCAGCCGCGTCGCGGAGAAGACCGGGAAGCCATTCGCGCTTCGCGGCTTCGGCGCCAACAGCGCCGAAGTCATCGCCGCGGAACTGAAGAAGGCTGGCCTCAAGGACCACGAGACCATCCATGACCCTGTCGACAACGTCGACATCCCCGGAGTCCTCGTCGGCCACCAGCACATCTACAAGCTCGAACACCAGGCCACGAAGAAGATCGGCAGCCGCGGAGGCGGTGCCGAATGGGCATACACCAGCGACCAGCAGCCGATCAGGGGACCGGAAGGAGGCCGGGCTGTCGGGAGCATGGAGCTCTACGCCCTGCTCGCCCACGGCGCCACGTCCAACGTCGCGGAGATGTACGGGTTCAAGAGCAACTTCGACTACGACACCTGGAAGGCGATCGAGAGCGGAGCCCCGCTTCCGCCACCAAAGCCTGGTCACGCGACGCAGAAGTTCTTGGCCATGCTCAAGGGCATGGGCGTGGACGTTGAGAAGCGCGGTGGTGACATGGTCATGATCCCGTTCCTCGACCGCCAGGTGAAGGCGGTGAGCAACGGCGAAGTCAGCAACTTCCAGCTCCTGCGCGGTAAGGACTTGCGCGAGGAGAAGGACGGACTCTTCGATGTCAAGAAGACCGGCGGTGTGCAGGGTGAGCAGTGGACTCACATCAAGCTCCCGGAGCCCATCCCGAATCCAACATTCGAGGATGCCATCTGCAGCCTGCTTCACATCAGCAAGGACGAGTTCGACGACATCGTCTCCGGTCGCAAGAAGGTCGGGGCCCTGACGGGAGGCCCGGCTCTGAAGTCGATGCTGGACAAGATCAAGGTCGACGACCGGATCCGAGAGGTCGGTAAGCTCATCATCGGCAAGACCGGCAGCGAGCTCAACAAGCTGCACAAGGAGCTCAGGTTCCTGCGCGCGCTCAAGGACACGGGCACCAAGCCCGGTGAGTACGTCATCAGCATGCTCCCGGTCCTGCCGCCAAAGTTCAGGCCCGTGTACACGCTGCCTGACGGGAACCTGCGCGTCAGCGACGTCAACTTCCACTACCAGGCCACGATGCAGATCGCTGACCAGTTGGCGAAGCTCAAGGGCAAGGCCTTTGGCGCTGAGAGGCAGAAGCTGGCGCATGAGCTGTACAAGAGTGTCGGCGGGGTCATGGGCTTCAACGAGGGAGTCGTTGAGCGCAAGCCCGCGCCCAGAGGGCTGGCTCAGCAGATCTCTGGCGTCGGCAGTCCGAAGGGCGGCTTCTTCCACGAGAAGCTGCTGAAGAAGCGGCAGGACGTCAGTGCCACGTCCGTGATCGTCAGCGACCCGACCCTGGGGCTCGACGAGGTCGGGATTCCGGAGGCAGTGGCCTGGAACAGCTTCCGTCCGTTCCTGGTCCGCGAGCTCAGGGTCATGGGCATGACCCCGCTGCAGGCCAAGGACGCCATCGACAAGAAGACGGACATGGCCAAGAAGGCGCTGGAGAACGTGATGCGCGAGCGCCACGTCATCCTCAACCGGGCGCCGACGCTACACAAGTTCAGCGTCATGGCCTTCAAGCCACGCCTTGTCCCCGGCTACGCCATCAAGATCCCGCCGCTGATCGTGGGCGGGTTCAACGCCGACTTCGACGGCGACACCATGGGCATGCACGTTCCCGTGACCCCGGAGGCCAATGCCGAGGCGGCGAAGATGCTGCCGAGCCAGCACCTCTACAAGCCAGGGAGCGGGAAGCTGCAGCCCAAGATCGAGCACGAGTACGTGCTGGGCATGTTCAAGATCAGCAGGCCCGGCAAGGTGTCCAGCAAGCGCTACGGCTCTCTTTCCGAGGTCATCTCCGACCTCAAGTCCAGGCGCGTAGAGCCTGATGCCGTTGTCACCGTCGCCGGGGTCCAGGGCAGCACGACCCCGGGACGTGTCCTGATCAACGACGTCATCCCCGTCAAGCACCGGGACTACGGCCTGATCTGGACCGACAAAGTCATCCAGAGCAAGCTCGTTGAGATCGACAAGGGCAGCGGCCGTGACGCCTTCGTCAAGGCCCTGCAGTCATTTGCCGACATCGGCAGGCGCTACGCCTACGTCATGGGCAGCAGCTTCCTGCTCAGCGACCTGCAGACCATGACCGCCGAGCGCAACGCCGCCTACCGACGAGCCGATCTGGCTGCCGCCAGGATCAGACAGGGCCCGGGCAGTGAGGCCGAGAAGGAACGGAAGATCATCGACCTGTACAAGGGCGTCGGGGCCCAGCTGCAGAGCAACATGTCCCTGGGCCCCAACGCCAGCGGCAAGAGCAACAACGTCGCGGACATGGTCGCAGCCGGCGCCCGCGGCAACCCTGACCAGGTCAAGCAGATGGTCAGCAGCATCGGCGTCATGCTCGATCACATGAACCGCGAGATCCCGGAGCCCGTCCGCAGCACCTACACCGAGGGCCTGAAGAGCAGTGAGTTCTTCAGCCACATGTACGGCAACCGCAAGGGCATGATCGACAAGAGCCAGAGCGTGAAGGACCCGGGGGCACTGACCAAGCAGGTCATCATCAGTGCCGCCGGCTACCGGGTGTCGATGATCGACTGCGGAACAAGCCAGGGCGTCATGGAGCCGGTGTCCGGCACCTCGGCTCTCGACAGGTACCTGGCTGAACCCGTGGCCGGAGTCGGTTCCCGGAACGAGTTGGTGACGAAGAGGGTCCTGGAGACAGCCAAGGCCCGCGGTGCGACCTCGATCAAGGTCAGGAGTCCACTGACCTGCACGGCCGCCGCCGGCGTCTGCAGCCGCTGCTACGGCCTGGACGAGGAGGGCAAGCCGGCGTCAGTCGGTGAGCATGTCGGCATCAAGGACACCCATGGCCTGACGGAGCCGACGACGCAGTTGGCGATGAAGACCTTTCACACCGGCGGTGTGGCGACAGGCAAGACCGGTCTGGCCACCGGCTTCGACCGCATCAAGAAGCTGTTCACGATGCCAGACACCGTCCGCGACAAGGCCACGCTGGCCGAGATCGGTGGCCGAGTCGAAGCCATCGGCCCCAATCCCTTCGGCGGCACGCTTGTCACCGTCGCCGGCGTCAAGCACCGTGTCCCCGTGGCCAGGAAGGTGGCGGTGCGTGTCGGCGACCAGGTCGTCAAGGGCCAGAGACTCAGTGACGGCGACATCCAGCCCCAGGACATGCTGCGTCTCAACGGCCTGCGGGCGATGCAGACGCAGCTGCGTGACGACATCGGCGCCGTCTACGCGGCCGGCGGCGAGAGGATCCACGCCAAGACCATCGAGGTGCCGGTACGCATGCTCACGGAGAGCGTGCGCATCAGCGACGCCGGCGACCATCCGAGCCTGGTCCCTGGCGACTACAGCACCTACGGACGGGTCGACGCCTGGAACCGTGGCAACCCCGGCAAGAAGCCGGTTCGCTACGTCCACATCCTGCCCGGCAGCGAGTTCCTGCCGCACCGCACCGACGACTGGGCCCAGCGCCTAGCCCACAACCGCATCGGCCAGGTCCTGCAGGAGGCGCCGGCGATGGGCGCCAGGGCCCCGCTGCAGGGCGGCAGTCCATTCGCCGCCCTGGTCTTCGGCAAGAAAATCGAACAGGATCCATGGAGATCCGGAGGGCTGACCAGTGGCTGACTTCATCGTGTCCCGCATGACCGACCAGGACGTCAACGGCAACGCGACGCCGCATGGCACGTACCCTGACTTCCGCAAGCGCCTGCTTGGGGAAGCCGGTGCCACCGTCGCCGGCACCGGGGCGTGGGTCCGTGTCCCTGACAACGACAAGAAGCTGGTCTTCCTCTACAACGCCAGCCGCACCGGCGCCGTCGGCGCGGCTGTCGCCGAGGTCCACGGGGCCATGGAGCTGGCCGCCGTGCCCGACAACACTGCTCACGTCGTGCTGGCGACGCTGAACGCCGGAGCACCAAAGGCCCAGATCAGCGAGAACTGGTCGTACATGCGCGCCGTGCTCACGACCCCTGGCGCCGCTGCCGTCCAGGTCGGGCTTGTCGCCAATGAGGAGTGACGACGTCTTCGCCGCCGGGGCGGCCGAGGGCATGGTCAAGGTGGCCGTGCGCGCGGATGTCGGAGAGGTGGTCTACGAGGCCATCTCCGGGCATCTCAGGCCCGGGCTCAGCCCGTCGCCGGGTGACGACCTGGACATGCTGATGCCGGAGAAGGGTCAGCTGGAGGCCCTGCTCCTGTTCCTTGAGGACAGGTTCGACATCCGCTTCGGCGACCAGGTCATGACGCGACTCTTCGCCGACGGCACCGTCGACGACCTGGTCAACGAGATCGCCGGGCGCCTGGAGAAGACCGCGGGCTACAGCCACCAGGGCTACATGATGCGGCGCGAACACCACAAGCAACGGGCCCGGGCCTACCGCATGGCCAACGCCATGAGCCTGCGGAAGAAGGCCAAGGCCTACCGCCGCAAGGTCAGCAAGGGCATGATCAGGCCGCGTCGGCGTGTCGGATCCGCTGCCGGCGGATACCAGTTCCTGGCGAGGTGATTGTCTTGCCTCTTGCACTACGTGACGGACGTCAGGTCACGACGCCGGCGAATCTCGTTGCCAACCGGGTCTTCATCAAACCCGGTGTCAGGTACAACTTCGCCGACCGTCCGTTCATGGTCCAGATCTTCGATGACCCGCATCCCGTCATCGGGCTGAAGACCGCGCGCCAGATCAGCAAGAGCACGTACCTGGCCGGCGACGCGCTGGCCAGCTGCGAGGCCCTGTCCCCGTACACGGTCCTGGCCCTGACCCCGAGCCAGGACCAGACGCGCAAGTTCAGCTACGACCGCCTGGGACCGACGATCAACGACAGCCCGGCCCTGCGGGCGATGATGACTGCCGACAGCCTCGACAACGTCTTCGAGAAGAGCTTCAGCAACGGCAGCAAGATCTACTTGTCCTACGCCAAGGACAACGCCGACCGGGCCCGCGGTATCACCGCTGACCAGATCGACTACGACGAGATCCAGGACATGAGTCTGGGGCCGGTGGAGTCGGTGACCAAGGAGTCTCTGTTCACCAGCCGCTACAAGCGCCGACGCTACAGCGGCACCCCGAAGTCGATGAGCAACGGCATCGAGCAACGCGTCTGGCGTCAAAGCGACCAGCGTGAGTGGATGGTCAGGTGCCACGGACACGGCACCAGGCCCTACCACCAGAAACTCACGCGCCGGAACGTCGGCGTCAGCGGGCCGATCTGTGACCGCTGCGGCAAGCCGGTGAACACTCTCGACGGGCTGTGGGTGGCAACGAGCACGAGAACCACCGAAGGCAAGAAGCCGCACATCCACGGCTACCACATCCCGCAGATCATCTTCCCGACGACCAAGGTAGAGGTCGCTCCCGGGAGATTCGGGTTCCTGGACTGGGAAGAGTTCAAACGCGACGTCGAGAACGGTGACCCCGCCACCGTCGACAACGAGAAGTTCGGCGAGAGTGCCGACAGCGAAGAGCGCCCGGTCAAGGAAGACGAGCTGCGGGCGATCTGCGACGAGAGCAGACCGATGCCAGAGACCTGGCAGCCGTGGATGAACGGTGAGTACCTGTTCGCCGGCGTGGACTGGGGAACAGGACTGCAGTCAGCTACGGTCCTGGTCATCGGCCAGTTCGACCCGCGCGACGGCAAGTTCTTCCGCATCGTCTACGCGAAGAGGTACTGGGGGCGAGACGCCGACCCGAAGACCTGCCTCCACGACATCCTCCGCAAGATGACGGACTTCAGAGTCTACCGCTGCCACGCAGACTTCGGCAGCGGCCTCGGC